GTCAGCTGTCAGCTTTTGTAATGCGGCCGCCGTTTCAGCTGTTGTAGTTTTCAGCGTTTCTATGTCTGTAGCGTTTTTCTTACCCTTGTTACCGGGATAGGCTGTACTTGACGTTTCGCCTAACGCCACGCTGGGGGAAATTTCTACGTAAGCCGTACCACTCCAGCGATAGGTAAGCCGTGTAGCAGTATCTACGTAAATTTTGCCGCTTTCGCCAGGCTTCGGGAAAGTAGCTAACGTGCCTTCTACTGTGTCGTCCACGTAAGAAGGTAACTGCGACGACGGTACGTAACCGTTTTCGTCAAGTTCTGCGACGCCCCCGGCTGTGCCTTTTTGCGATAACGGTATTTTAGTGTCGTCCGTTATCGTGATATTAGCGCTACCGTCAAAGGGTACACCGTTTATAGTTCTTGCCGTAGCAAGCGTTACAGCCGTGGCTACGTGTTTGTTAGCGTCGGCGGTGTTGTCTACATTACCTAAGCCTACCTGTGCTTTTGTAACTTTGTGGCTGTTGCTGGTGTCGTTGACGTGTGCTAACAGGTCCGCTAAAGGTGCTTTTAGGTTAAGTGCAGCTATCATAGCGTTACTTAGTGGCTTATCCAGGTCAGCCGTATTATCTACGTTGCCTAAATTTAGCTGTACAGCCGTTACGCCGTGCGGGTTACTCTTATCCTTAGTATGGGCTTCAAAGTCGCTACGGTGCGTTTTTACGACCGTATTTACGGCTTCTATGAGTTTACTAAGTACAGTACCTTGTTTAGCGCTTAAAGCGGCTTCGCTGTCCTCAGTAACAAGATTATCGGCTACAGCTGTTACAACCTTAGTAAGTAACGCTGTCCCGTCCTCTGTTACACTTATCAGCCAGTCGCCTTTACCGTCGTCCCTTAGTACGAAGTTTCCGTTTTCGTCCACATCAACGAAGCGACTACCGTAAAGCGGTTTTCCGTCAGCGAATAACACAGGCGCACGCCCTGTAGTTATCTTGGAAAAGTCCAACGCTGGTATATCGTCCGGGGTAAGCTGTTCGCCGCCTGTGACAAGTCCCTTAGCGTCGTATGTAACCTTAGTAGCTTTTCCCGGCTGTATGTCCGCATTTTTAATAACGCGCTTACCTACAGCTTCGTCTATAAGGTCGCTGTTTGCGTTCCAGACGTCTACGCTGTAGTTTTCGCTGGCGTCTGGCTTAATCAATTTTAAAATTTTCGTAAGTAATGCCATATATTAAGTCACCCCCTCTACAGGTATACCGTTTTCCAGTTCGTCGTGTGTAAACTCAGCTAATTTAGCGTGCGTGTATGCGCCTAACTGTTCATACGAAAAAATAACCTTGTAAACGGTCCCTAAATGTGCGTGTATGATTTTTTCTATAGCTTCTTGCAGCTGTGGTAACAGGGAAGGTAAGCCGTCTGTAAAAGTAATTGTAATTGTGCTGGTCTGTACGTTAATGTCAACGTTACAATGTTTACCGTACGCCTGTACGTATGTGTGTATCATTGTAGCGCTAAAGTTTTCGTTTTTAGCCAGTTTTGCAAGTACGGCCGGTCTACGTCCTTCGTAGTCCGTATTATTTTTCATAGGCAAGCCTACAGCTTCTTCCCAGTAAATAAGCCCCCAGGTCGCCGTAATCGGTGACAGCTGAAGGGCTAAGTCCTTGTTATTGCTTTCGATACGGTCATACTCTAACGCCTGGGCGTTTTGGATAGCCGTAAATATTTCGCTTTCCTGGTAGTAGTTAGCAGACGCGCCGACCATACCTTCAGTACGTGTACTTATATCAGCCATTTAGCGTCACCGTCCCTAACGTAGGAATATCGAAAAACTGTAAAGCAATATCCGTAGTACCACCGTTAATAGTAAGGTCGTGGAAGTTATCTACACCGCTAACGCTACCCAGCAAGGAAGCTACTTTATTGTAGCCTATAGGGTAAAGCTCTTTAGTGACAGGGTCAACCTCAAATACACGCGACTGTATGTACTCAGTAACAGCTGCTACAAACTCGTCGTATACGGCGTCTGTATCGGTGTTAGGTGCATAGTCAATAGTAGCGGTAATATTGATAGGTAACAGCTCCCCGGTGCTTACATCTACCCACGCCCCGGCGGGTGCTTTTCCATAACCTAAGCCCTGGAAGCCTACAGGGTCTAAAAACGTCTGTAAAGCGGCTACCTCGTCGTCGGATAGCTTACTATAGTCGCCGCCTATAGCCACTACCTGTACTGTACCGTTTCCGTTATACCTGGGGTTTACAATAACTTTCTGTATTACTATTTTTGTTTCAGCTGGAAAGTCATTAAGTACCCAGCGTTTGTAGTCGTCCATATTGCCGCCTGTGTCTGGGTTTTCTATGTCCTCAAGGTATCGCGTCCAGTATTCGTCTGCGCTTTCCCTTTCAGCTCCAGCTACGTTAATACCTAAGTCAACGATACTACGTATACCCGGTATAGGTGGCTGTAGTACAAATTCCGACCCTTCGGCTATATTGCCTACGACGCCTTCCTTATGACAGATAATATACACGTCCCTTGTAGTCGCATTGTCTGTAAAATTAGTTTCGGTCCTTACAGCGTATTGTATAGGGTTTCCGTCGCCGTCAAGGACTACGGACGTACAAGTATAACCTTGTGGAATTTTTACCCCACTATCAGCCGTTATAGACAAAACACGTATAGTATGTGTCGCTGGTGTACGTGTAAGTCCGCGTAGCTCTAAGTGGTCGTCTAAAACGTCGTCGTCGCAATACTGGGGAAACGCATTACGTAGTATGTTGTCCTGTTGCTCTTCCAGCTGTATAATTTCGGCTGGGTTAGTTTTCATAGCGTCGTAAATGAAGTCGCCAGGCTCTTTATGCCAGGTATCGGGAATATTGCCGACCATACGCTTAGTAATAGTGTCTGCACTTTCTACAAAGCGTGGCGTAAATGTCGGTCTTTTAGCCATATATTTTTACCCCCTTTACTTCAACTTGTTTATTATGATAGGTTGTAATAACAACGTCCGTAAAATAGCACATATCGCCGTTTTTGTCACGGTCTGTATATACGTTTACAGATACAACCTGTTTAATACGGGGGTCGTACTTTAGGGCTTCCTCTGTTTCGCGTTCGATTTCCGATACGCGTACAGCTTCTGGCAAGTCTTTACGTACGGCTACGTCGTGTACACGGCTACCGTAAATATGGTTTTTTGTAAAATCTTCAAAATTACCATAAACGCTATGCTTGCCTAACTGGGTATTTAATGCTTTTTGTGCGATATGTAAAACAGCGTCAGCACCTACGGCGGTCTTTATCGTACCGCCGACGCCTAACGCAAATTCCCCGGTATCGTAATCAAAAATAGGCGTTTTTCGTGTGTCTGCCATAGCCTACACCCCCTTAGTAGTAATTTGCGATAGCATACTTTACAGCGCCGTCTATCGCTACGGGGTAAAGTATTACACGGTCCCCAGCTTTTAGGGGGCGTGTAAATTCACCGTGACTATGATACGTACCGTTACTTAGGTTGCCGTCGATAGCAACGTACGGCGGTATCAGTAAGTCGTTTGCTGTATAAGCTCTACCTATGCCCGGTACTTGACAGGTAGTAGCACCTGTCATAACGCCGACAGCATTAGTATTATTTATTTTCGCTGTAATACCCCAGCGCTGGCTATCGCTTCCCGCTAAAGGTAACGCGTAAAACGTGTCACCCTTGCAGATAGGATAGACGCTTAAAGGTATCGTAAAAAGGTTAGCATCTAAAGCCTGTTCTGTACCTTGCATAACAAAAGTAATAGGGTCTGGGTCAGTCGTTACAGCTTTAAGTATTCGTAGTTCGCCGACGCCAGGCGTAGGCTTACCGCGCATAAGTTTTAAAACATCTGTAGGCATATCCGCACCCCCTAAGCCTTACATACAGCGCATTGTAACGCGCCTTTTTCTTTTGCCTTGTCTTTTGTCGTCGCTGTACAGTTACAACCTTCAATAACCAAACAGCCCGCCTTGTGGTATATTTTACCGTCTGGCTGTAAGTATACGGTAATTTCGCTTTCTTTCTTACTTTCGGTCTTTTTACCGCTATCGGTAGTAAGTTTTGTAGCGTCCTTAAACTGTATTTCTGGTAAATCCGGGGCGGCTACAATATCCATAGCCAGGACTATTAAGGTATCAGCCTGTACGGTCGTAGTAATGTTACGTATGTAGTAACCACCTACTAAGCCTGTGTTAGGCTCTTCCACGTAAATAGGGTCGCCTTTATATAGTCGCGGTATAACGCCGTCCGGGTTAATACCTTCAATTCGCATAGTCGACGCTAACTTAGACTTTTCCTCTAAGCGTGTAGCAGCCTGTGTATTTATGTCCGTTGTGTCGTCGCTACTCATTTCCTCAAAGTATTGTGTATGTAAGTCGTATTCGTTAGCTACGGCGTCGTTTGTTTTTACGACGGTCTGGCCTGTTTCACGGTTGACTAACTTAACACTTGTAAAGGTTTCTGTAACGCTGTCGGACTTGGAAGCAGCTGTAAGGTTTAGCCCTACCTTAAATACCCATATATCAGCCGGGACCGTTCTTTCAAACATTGTAACCGAAGCCGTAACAGGGTCAAACCTGTACCAAAATTTACGGCCGTTAGCTTTCCTGGTCCTGGCTAATACATCTACACAGACTTTGTCTACAGCTGCCGCCGGGTAGTACAGCTGTGGGAATACAGCTTCAGTATTCGCTACAGCTCCCAGCGGTACGCCTGTTTTTTCTGCGCACGTTGTAAAAATCTGTGTAGCGGTCTGCGTCTTAAAGTAAAAGTCGTCAGTAAATCGGCTGAAGGTAAATAGTGGGTCGTAAACCGTAAGCGCTATGTCACCGTTAGCCGTTCCTTCTTGTGTGCGTACAGTACCATAAAACCACCGTACGCCGTTTATATACATTTCTACCACTTTACCTAATAAGTTTTGTGGGTTTTTCTCTTGCTGTACGGTAAACTGAAACGTACAGCAATTCGCGTTAATTTCGTCGTTAATCGTAGGCGGTGCGGTTACAGCCCGCGTAACATCTGTACCGCCTATGATAACTGTAAAAGCCATATCCGCACCCCCTTTAGACTACTTCGCAATTATCAGCGTCTACCCAGCCGTAAACCTTCGGCGCACCTGTAGAAATAACGTGTATAGCGTGTGTACCGCTGTACATAGACGTTACTTTACATTCGTCGTTAGCGCCTACCGTTGTGGCCGCTTTTGTAGCGTTAGAAGATACGTAGACGGGACCGCCCTTAAATTTAACGGTACAGCCTGTCGTAATCTCTTTTTTGATTTCTTCGACGATTTCCGGGACAGGCTCAGCCGGGCGTGTTTCTTCAGCTACAACAACCCCGGAAGATATTTGTATAGGTGCTATACGCTTATCCTCTTTAAAAGTAAGGCTGTAGTATATATCACCCTCGAAGCCTTTAAAGTCCCAGGTAAAGTCGGCTACCTTCATAGCCTTATTTATTCCCGCCGCTGGTATGATTACTTGTAAATGTGCCGCTTCCTCTACGTAGTTTGCGGTGTTGCCACCCTTCCAGCTACTGATTTGATTACGGTAATCAGTCGGCTTTTTCAAGTTCGCATACTTACAATACCCGGCGTCGTATCTTGCCGGGAAAAAGCACGAAAAACTGAGCTTATCAAGTTCGGTCCCATTATAAAAGTCTACGCTTCCTATATTCAAAACGGAAACGGTAATAGGTGTACCGCTTCCGTCTGTATAGGTTATGTATTCCGGGGTTACTGGTAGGGTAAGGTAGTTACCGTTTTCGTCTTTAATTGTGATGTCAACGTCAATTCCTAATTTCATAACAGTACCCCCATATCTACGCTACCTAAAAGCTCGTCGTCGCCGCCTAATTGAGCGTACAGCTCTTTTAGGATTTCCGCTACTAACTGTTTCGGGTCTTTGTTAGCGACGTCGTTTAGGTTAAGATTTTCTATAATTACCTTTAAACCGCTAAGGACTTTACCGCCACCACCTGTAACAGGTCCAGACGGCGTAATATCCGTAGCCGCACGCTGTACAGAAAATGGCTCTATAGCCGTATTAGCTAAGGTCTTAGCGTTTTCTTTAACTTTGTTTACCAGGTTAAGTAAACCGTTTGCAAAGCCTTCGCCGCTAAATTCGCCGCTTTCTTCAAGTACACGCGAAGGACTGTGTATGTCAAGCGCTGAGTTAATAGTAGCTTTAACGCTGTTAGCTATACTTTGTGCAGTCGCTATAATAGTGCCACGCATAGAAGCTAAACCGTTATTTAAGCCTTGCATAATATTTACGCCACAGCTGTAGAGGTTTACAGCGTTTAGCGTGCTTGTAATGGCCGTTATGCCTTCGCTTACAGCGGTGTTAGCATTAGCCATACCTTCCGTAAATGCCTGGGTAATTTCGGTACATTTAGTCGTAATACCGCTTATGTCAAGCGAATTAAAGGACGTGCTTATATTCGACATACCCGTATCTATGGCCGTCTGTGCCTGTGTAGACATATCAGTAGCAGCGCTTACGACTTCTGCCGTACCTGTCTGTATACCAGTAGTTACGCCTGTCGTAATGTTTGTACCGATAGTAGAAGCAGTAGCCGAAGTGTCTACAGTAGCTAAGCTACTATTTAAGGTTGTCGTAATACCGGGTGCGATACCCGCTACACTTGTATTTACGACGCCAGCGTTAGCAGTAATGCCAGACGCTAAGGCTGTCATAGTGTTAGCCCCGGCGGCGTTTACAGCTGCTGTATCTGGCTGTAAGCCCTGGGTCATAGTCGTAGATACTTGCGTAGTTGCAGCTGTGACAGTTCCTAAGTTTGACGTCATACCAGACGCCGCACCTGTAGCGACTGCTGCGCCGCCTTCTTCACCGCCACCGCCAAAAATACCTTTAATACCGTCTAACAAGCCCTTACCGATACCTTTTACAATATCCCAGCCTACTTGTAACCAGTTCGTACTCATTATCGTATCAACAATAGCAGCGATAAGCTGAGGTATAGCCGCTACAAGCTGAGGTATAGCCTGTATTAAGCCACCAGCTAAAGCTACGACGATTTGTACAGCTGATTGTATAATCAAAGGTAAGTTTGATATAATCGTTTGTATGAAGCCCGTAATACCTTGTATAGCACCTTGTATAATCATAGGCAAAGACTGTACTATACCTTGCACAAGAGATACTATAATCTGTACGCCCAGCTGTAAAATTTGTGGTATGTTTTGCCATATACTATCTTGTATAGTACGTACAAGCTGTACAGCCGATTGTACTAAAGACGGTAGGGACTGTGCTATACCCTGTAGCAAACTACCTACCATAGTTACGCCAGCCTGTATAATTTGCGGTAAATTCTGGGCGATACCCTGTACAAGTGTTTGTATCAGCTGAATAGCTGTAGTTATTATAGTCGGTATACGGCTTGTTATGCCGTTACAGAAGTTTACTATAGACTGTACACCCTGTTGTATAATTTGCGGTAAGCCCTGGGTTAAGCCCTGGGCTAAGCCTACAATAAGGTCTAAGCCTACAAGTAAAATTTGTGGTACGCTCTGTAATATGAAGTTCGCAAAAGCAGTAAATACCTGTGTAGCTACTTGTGCCATTTGCGGAATATTTGAGCTAATACCTGTTATCAGTCCGCTTACAAGGGACTGCGCCGCATTTACTAAGGACGGTAATACCGTAGCTACAAGTCCTGGTAATTCCTGGGCTACCATAGGAGCTAAGCCCTCTATAAGTTTACCTACACCAGATAACGCACCTGTAACAGCTGGTAGTACGTTCCTTGCAAACGTGGTAGATGTCTGTACTAAAGCGTCGATACTCTTGTTAAAGTTGTCGCCGCCTGTTGTTAAGCTAACAAGCATATTACCCCAGGCCGCCTTCATTGACGCCGCCGACCCGCTTATAGTGGTCGCCGCTTCGTTAGCGGTAGTGCCTGTGATACCCATATCGTTTTGTATAACGTGGATAGCTTCGATTATGTCAGCGTAAGAGGATATATCAAACTTCGTATTAGCCAATTTTCCAGCGTCAGTAAGAAGTCGTTGCATTTCCTCTTTAGTACCGCCGTAGCCTAATTTAAGGTTATCAAGCATAGTATAATTTTGTTTAGCAAAACCCTGGTAAGCGTTTTGTATCATATCCATACTTGTACCCATTTTATTAGCGTTATCAGCCATATCTATAATAGCCTGGTCTGCAACGCTGGCCGCTTTCTGGGTATCACCGCCTAAGCTCTGCAATAAACTTGCAGAAAAACTTGTTACGGTTTCCATATAAGCGTTAGCCGATAGGCCCGCCGTTTCGTACGCTTTATTCGCATTGTCAAATACGGCTTGCTGGGAAGCCATTAGCTTATTATATTCGCTACTTGCAGCGTCAACGGATTTTCCTATACCAGCGGCGTAGTCCTCTAAACTCTGGCCGCCAGCTCCGAAAAGCGTTTCTACGCCACCTGTAAGCTGTTGAAAATCAGCAAAGGCTTTTACCGACCCTGTAACAAGTGCGCCGACCGCGGTAACTCCAGCGCCTATAGCTACTGAAGCACCTTTAGCGGTTGCTTTTATTGCACTACCTAAGCCACTTGCTACGGCGCTACCCGCCGACTTAGCTAAGCTACCGATTTTCGATATACCACTATGCAAGGCGCTTAGGCTTACGCTGGCGACTTTCTTTAGTGCGGTATGTAAACCAGCCGCCCCGGTCTTGCCGTCGGTAAACGACGACTTTAACCCTTTAAGGCTGTTAGCTATGTTACTTATTTTTACCTTTGCAAATTCTTTAGCCTTATCCGTTAAACTCTTTACAGCGTTTACGGTGCTGGCTATGCTTATTTTACCGATATTTTTAAGGCCTGTAGCGAAGCCTTTAATACCGCTTTTCCCTTCGGTGATAGTGTCGGTAAACTCTTTTATACCGTCCACCATACCCGTTAGCTTTTGTTTGCCTAACGTCTTTACGGTGGCCGCCAGTATGGAAGCCTGTAGCTTAGCGCTTGTAAAGCCGTCAGCAACATTATTTTTTAAAGCATTACCTATGTTACTGAGCGTAGAAGGCAATGCTTTTACGGTCTGCCAACCGCGGTTAAACGACTGTATAGCGTTCTGCGCACGGTTAGTAGATTGTACAATATTATCTATGGGCGCTACTACACCTTTAGCAGCGGTGGCCGCCTGGGTAGCTGAAGTGCCGATTTTAGATAAGCCGTTACCGTTTACACCTTTTAGGCTTTTGTCTAAGTTTTCTAAAGCACGGTCCGCACTTGCAGCCGACGCCTTAAATTTTTCGGTAGCTGCTACCATTGACGACATTTTACCGCTAAAGTCGTTGTTTAGTCGTACGGTAGCACCCATTACAAAATCGGACATTTTAACACCCCTTACTTTGCAGAAGATTTTTTACGCATTGCTCTTTGCTCTTCTTTGATTTTAATAAGGGTTGCCTGGTATATAAATTCGCGCTCTAACAAAGGACGGTTATACACGTCACCGGGGTATACGCCTTGCGTATTCCACAGGTACGCTAATAACTTTGCTTCTTTGTTAGTTCTTATGAGTTTTTTATTGCGTCAGCGTCCTGTTTCTGCTTTTTCGCACCAAAGCCGCTGGCGTTTTGGATAGCTACCGCGAAGTTTACAATTTCGCCAGGCGATAACAAGCTACCTACGGCTGCGTCAGCTGTACGTACGTTAAGTTTTTCAAGTAATGCCTTACTTGCAAAAGTAAAGTTACTACGTGTGTCCTTATCTACAGCCAAAATAATAATTTTTACCATAAGTTTATCGTCGTCAATACTGGTCTGTACGTTGCCGTCATTACCTACGTTAATAGCTACACAGTCCTTTTTAGCCTGTTTGTACTCCGTATGGTCGATAGCGGTAAATGCTACCGTACCCAGCCTTTCGGTTTCGTATGTACCTGTAGCTAACGCGGTCAGCTTTTCAGTATCTAACCCTAAAACATCTTCCAGGGACAGAAACGACGTTACCGTAGCTTCTTCCTCACCCAAAATTTTTACTTTATCGTCATTGTTTACAGCTTTTGTATTTGTTGCCATAATAGTTTACCTACCTTTCTTAAAATCAAAATGGGACGCTGTTACGCGTCCCTGTGTATTAGTCAATAGTTTTGATGTATTCAAAATCATCAAACGTAAAAGGAAATTCCGCTTCAACGATAGCGCCTAACTCGTATTTAGTAAGCTCTACGCTGTCAAAGGAAACACCCTTATACATAACAGCTTCTTCACCCTTAGCTGTAGGGTCGGCAAGTTTGCCGATATAATTGTATTTTGCTGTAGGGTCGTCAGCAATTTTCTTCTGTAAACGGCTATCCAGCTTATGTATCATAAGCGTACCGCTACCGCTACCGCCCATAACCTTATGGCTATCTAAGAATTTTCCAGCCTGTTTAACGGCTTCCTTTTCAAATTCTACGATAGCTTCAAAGCTCTGTGTACTCTGTAGCTGCTGGCCGTTTTCGTCGTAACAATAACCGTATAAACCGTTCATTACTTCGTTAGCGTCATACATATAGGTTTACCTCTCTTTCTTAAAAGTTCACGCCGATATTTTGATAGATACGCTCCATACTGTCAACAGGTGTAATATCTGCTGCGAAGTATGCTTCGTCGATAGCGGGCTTGTATACCGCTGTGTCACCGTGGTATTCCGGGTCTGGCTTGTAGTAGCAGCCTTCCTTAATTACCTCTTCGTTAATAAGTGGCTTTAAGTAGCTTTCCTCTACAAGTGTAGCGTAGCACTGGCGCGCTTCGTCAGTATTAGACTTAGTCTTTTTATACTCGTTACCAAACGCTTCCAGGTCCTTAACAATGTAGTCAAGGGTATTAGCTACACGGATTTTACCAAATTCCTTACTTTCGTCCGCAACAGGGGAAGTAAGCGTATTGATACCTTCGTCGATTTCTACGAAGTCGCCGTTTTTAACAAACAAAAGCGTACCCTTCTGCTTAGCCGTTTCGCGGGCTGTAACTTTCTGCACCTTGTTTACCTTAGTGTACGGTGCGGTTTCGTCGGTAAGTGTTCTGTTAAGTGCTACACTTGCCACACGTGCGGCTACGTAAATAGCCATTTCAGCGGCGGTATAGCCGTCACAGCCATTACCAACGTTTACAATGCTACGATTATTGTAGCTAACAGAAGCGGCGTTAGCAGCTTCTATATTTGTGTCCCACTCAGCGGGACCACCTGTAACGAAGGTAACATAAAAACCTTCCTGTCTTACCCTTGTAAGCCACGCCTGGACGCTGGCAATAATAGCGGCGTCGTATACGCCGTCAAGTGATACCGTATTAGCGGTAGCGTCGCACTCCACTTCATCAAGAAACGCTGTGTAATGTACAGCTGTTACCTGGCTACCGTTATTACCGCCTGTAAACGCGATAGAATTAGTGTTAGTCGGCATAACAAGCCCGGTGTCGTCGGCGTTTGTTACTGTAACGTAGTCGGAAGCGTTAAGCTGTGCTACAAGCTCTGCAACGGTAGTACCTGTTACAGACAGTAGCTTACTGCCGTTTTCGATAAGCTCAATAGTCTTACTGCCTTCGGCTACTCCAGCCTTTACTACAATGGTAAAAGCTCTTGTAGTGGGGTAGAGTGTGGCAAGCTCTAAGCTACCGTCGCCCAAACTACAGGTAGCTACCTTTGCGTCAGTAGTCGCCATACGATAAGCAAGAATTTTAGACGGCGCACCTTTAGAAGCGTGCTTATAAATCTTGCTTGCTGTAAGGGTCGTACCTTCAGCGTTATACATTTTCAAAAATTCACCGATATTTACGGTTTTTAGTACGTTGATAGGTCCCCAGTCACTTGTAAACGGATACGCGACAACGCCACGCGTACCAGCTGTGATACTGGAGATAGCAGCGACAATACGGGAATAGACGCCGCTAAGAATTTTACTGATACCTTTTGTAAACTGTCCAGCCATTTTTATTTACTCCTTCCTGTGTCGCCGATTACGCGATTTTTATAGGCTTCTACAGCCTTTTCCGCTTCGGCTTTTGTAATTTGTTCTTTGTGTACCGATACTAAAGCACCCGCCATAAATTCGGGCGTAGTGTTCAGCTCGGCGGCGCTTTCTATAAGCTCCTGTTTAGTAAATGTGTCTGCAACATCTACAGACTGTTTAGCATTTTTAGCCATAGCTTAGCCCTCCTGGTTTTCTTTATTTACCGTTACTTTTGTACCTACTACCCGTGGCGCTGGCGGTGCTTCTGGGCGTACCCTTGCGTACGATACTTCATAAGCAAAGGTAAACGGTACTTCTAAATCGCCGTTAGCGTCGTTAAATTCTACAGCTGCGTTTTTTATCCAACCTACACGGGTCTTATCCTCATTGAGAATAGGCAAAAGTCCGCATAAATCTTCTAACTTAGAAGCTAATTGCTCCTGTAGTGCTATACTCTGTGTCACATCTGTAACGTATAGCTTGCCGTAGTATTTAACGGTCTGTACATACGACCAACGGCTTAGGTGTCTGGCGCGTCCCCTGTATGGACTATCCCAAATAACAACGGGACGCGCCAGCTTCGACGGTACAGCGTTACGACGCCAGGAATTAAGCCCGGCGTTTTGCTTAAAAAACGTCTGTATCGCCGTTAATTCGTATTCGTAGTCCATAATTACACCTTCTTAGCCTAACGTAGCAAACAGCCTACGTAATTCGCTTACGGTTATGTCTGTCAAGTCGCCGTCGCGTAAATCGTCTAACGACTTTTCAAACATATGACAGCCCGCTACGGTTTTACCTGTTAATACCATACCTGTACTTGCACCTTTGACATAGATAAACTTACCCCCGGACCAGTAACCGGGTACAAATTGCCCGGCGTTCTGCGTAAAGCCTAATTCGACGTAACCCGTATACGGTACGTTACTACCGTAAGTAGCTTCCACAAGTTCGGCCGTAGCCTTTACCTTGCTGTAGCTCTCTGGTGCGCCCATATTCATAGACTGCTTTAAACGTCCTGTACGGGTAGGGGTATGACGGGCGGCATTGTTAAAGCCTTGTATAACTAACGCACGCCCTATACGTTCGTTCATTTTCTGCAATTCCGAAGATTGACAGTTACGTAACCACGCTACCCACTCGTCGAAGCCTTCCAGCTGAAAATGTACGTCAGCGCTCATATAAATTTAACGCCCCTGTCGCTTACATTTGTGCTATCCTCAAACTTTAACTTAGACGGCCTTAACATATCTCTTACCGGGTCAAAAAGCTGGTCGTAAGATAAGTCGCTGATAGCTGTAGGCGGTGCTACCTCTGTAATATTGCCTGTTTCTTGGTTTATCTGGTGCGTTTCTGCACGCGCCATAATTTCAAAGCACAGGGCTACAGCGGTTTTAACGTGTTCTTCCTCGTCCGGGTTGTGCGGGTCAAATGTAGGCTTACCGCCTATGTAACCTTCGCACCACGCATTAGCACGCATAAGGTATAAGTCTTGTTTTTCCTTAGCTACAGGCTCTGCTATAGTGTAATATTTTTCCAGTAGTTCGTCCTTTGTCAAAAGCATAGTATCACCTTAGCCCAAAATCTCAGCGTAAACCTCAGCTTTAATAAGTGCGTCGACGATTTCCGCTTTAGTAGCGTCGTCTTTAAGCTCTACGCCGTGGTCTACAGCGAAGCCTATAAGCTCGTCAACTTTGTACTTATTCAACTTTTTAGCAGCGGTTTCCGGGGTAAGCTCGCCGTTACCGCCGTTACCTTCTGTAGCTTCTGCGTAACCACCTTTAATAAGGCTTGCAGCTACAGCGTCCGGGTATTCTACGACTGCGCCTACTTCAAGTACGCTACTTGCGTCGGTTACACCAGGTTTAA